TATATCGACGGCCAAAAACGCCGTGGCTATGTGCGCGTGCGGTTCAGCCGCAATCCTTTCGCCCAGGAAGTCCTAGGCGATGTGAAGGACGGCGTTCTTAGGAATGTCTCTTTCGGCTACTCCATCGACAAAATGGAGGAGCGTGGTGGTGGCGATTTTGTCGCTACTGCTTGGACCCCTTACGAGGTGTCCGTGGTTTCCGTGCCGGCTGATCCCTCTGTTGGGGTTGGCCGTTCACTAGAGACCGACTCCAACGCTGCTCCGGCAGCACCTCAACCTGATCCCATTCCTGCAATGGAAAACACCACCCCTGATCTGGCAGTGGTGCGGGCCGAAGCCGCCGAGGCTGAGCGCTCCCGCATCGCTGGCATTAATGCCCTGTGCGATAAGCACAACCTGAACGACCTTGGCCGTCAACTGGTCGAGTCTGGCCGCTCGATTGATGAAGCCCGCGCAGCTGTTCTCGATCAGCTCGGCGCTAAGCCCATCGAAGCCGTTAAGCCGGTTGAGATGGACCAGCGCGACGCTGCTGAATACAGCATTTCCGCCGGTATCCGTGCAGCTCTGAGCGGCGACTGGTCTGCCCGTGAGGCTGGCCTGGTTCGCGAGATGAGCCAAGAAGTGCAGCGCGCCTCTGGTTTTAGCCAGACCGGCAAGCGCGGTTTCTTTGTTCCCTTCTCTGCTCTCGCCAAGCGCGCCACCTACGTCACCTCTGGCGCTACCACCGGCGGCAACCTGGTTGCCACCGACCTGATGGCCGACGAGTTCATCGAAGCACTGCGGAATAACTCCGTGATGCTGAACCTCGGCGTTCGCACCATGACCGGCCTGGTCGGTGATGTGGCGATCCCCCGTCGCTCCGGTGTTGCCTCGACGTTCTATCTGAGCACCGAGACCACCGCCATCACTCAGTCTGAGTCCACCTTTGACCAGGTGACCCTCAGCCCGAAGAACCTGGCCGCTCTGTCCAAGTACAGCCGCCAGACCCTGCTTCAAGCCACCCCTGGCATTGAAGACCTGATCCGTCGCGACCTGACCGACGGCATCAACCTGGGCATCGACCTGGGCATCCTGAACGGCTCCGGTTCTTCCGGTCAGCCCACCGGCATCCTGAACACCTCCGGCATCGGCTCGGTGGCTCTGGGCACCAACGGTGGCGCAATCACCGTCAACGCCCTGGTGGATCTTGAGGAGCAGGTGCTGATCGACAACGGCGCGGTGAACCGCGACGCCATCGGTTATGTGACTAACGCCAAGGTGCTTGCAGAGCTCAAGAAGCTCCGCGCAGGTGGTTCCACCACCACCGACGGCGCCTACCTGGTGAACGATCAGCTGAACGCTATTGGCCGCGGCGGCACCCCTGCCTCGGTGAACGGCTACCCGCTGTATGTCACCAACCAGGTTCCCAGCAACCTGACCAAGGGCACCAGCAGCGGCGTTTGCTCCGCGATGCTGATGGGTGATTTCAGCCAGGCCATGGTTGGCTTCTACGGCAACGGTATCGAGATCACCGTTGGCGAAGATTCCGACGATTTCAGCAAGGCTCTGACCAGCGTCCGCGCGATCGTCTCCTATGACGTCGCCGTGCGCCACGCCGAGAGCTTCGCTGCAATCCTCGACATCACCACCTGATAAAGGAGGCGGGGCCGGGCAACCGGCCCCCTTTTTTCTTATGCGTGTTCTGATTCTTCGCACCTGCTGCGCCCAGCAGCAGCACCTAGAAGAGGGCAAGGTCTACGACCTCGATTCAAACGTTGCTCGCCAACTGCTGCGCATTCGCCGCGCTGTAGAGGCACCGGCCGAAGAACCTAAGCCCAAAGCGGCACCCCGCAAAGCAAAAGCCAATGGCGCTGACTGATCTGCCTGACAGCTATTTGGCTGATTTCGGTGTTGATTGCGTCGCCGGCAGTGTGACGGGCAAAGGCATTCTCGATATGCCTGGCCAAGTGCTTGCCGGCAACATGGTCATCAGCACTGATTTCATGCTGACGGCTAAGGCGGCAGATTTTGGCGACCTGCTTTACGACTCAGAAATCAATGTCAATGGCGTTGCATACGTTGTCCGCGAGACGCGGCTGATTGATGACGGCCTGTTTTGCGAGATCAGCCTGCAGCGCAGCGTTGCAACTAGCGTCATAACTAGCAGCACTGCTTTGGATGCTGGTGACAGCGATGACACTGTTGACGATCTGGCTAACGATCAGCTGGATCCGGAACTAGACGGTGGCACGGCTGGCTCTAGCTACCTTGATGGAAACACTATTGACGGCGGAGCGGCATGAGCAGCACGGCACGAATCAGGCTGCGGCGTGACACCGAAGCCGACTGGACCTCCGCTAATCCCATCTTGCTTGACGGCGAGACGGGGATTGAAACTGATACCCGCCGTTTCAAGGTTGGCGATGGATCCACTGCTTGGACCAGCCTTAACTACTTCATCGAAGGCGTTCTGGTTCGCGGTCAAGCAAGTCGCCAAACCAGTGGCACGATCACTATTGCCTCGTCAAACACTTACCAGAGCACTGGTTTAACAGCGACTTTTGACGACACGACAGACCATCAGATGACTCTCGGGACTACCGACGAGTTCGCGATTAGAAATACCAGCGGTGTCAGCAAGCTGTTCCTGGTGCAGGCCAGCATGGACGCCACGGCCGGCAACAATCAAACGCTGGGAATCAAAATGGCGTTAAATGGCACCGCTATTGACCAGTCTGAGTGCCGCGCCTTCACTGGCTCAGGCGATCAAGTGGCCAAGCTGTTTTGTTCTTGGATGGTTCAAATGCCAAACAATGCTGAGGTGGCGTTGTTTGTGGCCAACATCAACAACAGCGACAACATCGCCTTTCAACGTGGCCGGATCATTGCCACTGAGGTGAAGGCATGACGACCCGGCGCGAGTCGATTCTGGCCAAGATCAAAACAACCTTGGCCGGCACGACTGGGGTCAGCACACGGATCTGGCGTAGCCGTGTGCAGGCGCTCGCGCGGCAGGAAAGCCCGGCAATCATCATTGAGCCGGTCAGCGATACGCCTGAGCAAAACACCAGCCTTCCCACGCTTGATTGGAGCTTGGTGGTGCGTGTGAGCGTTGTTGTGCGCGGCGACGTGCCAGATCAGCAGGCCGATCCGATTGTTGAAAGCTTGCACGCCAAGCTGATGGCTGATCTGACTGTTGGCGGAAACGCCATAGATATTCAGCCTGGAAACGTCAGCTTTGAGATGGTTGACGCTGATCAACCGACTGGGGTAATTAGTTGCGATTACCTTGTCAGATACAGAACCGAGCTTGACGATTTGACCACCATCCCCTAGCTACGATGGTGATTGAAGAACTAACCGGCAATCGCGCTATCTAGCGGACGACGCCGGCACAACCCACCACCCCCGAGATCGAGGTTGTAACCGATGACCCTCCGCACTAGCCAACGCCTATTGCTCGCGGAGATCGAGAGCACTTACGGCACAGACCCCACACCTACGGGCGCTGATAACGCAATCCTGGTTCGCAGCTTGGAAATCACTCCGATCCAATCGGATGTGGTTGAGCGCGAATTGGTCCGCGGTTTCATGGGCAACTTCGAGGCTCTGTTGGCCTTCCAGCGCGTCGAGGTGAGCTTTGAGGTTGAGCTGGCAGGTTCGGGAACTGCTGGCACTGCCCCGGCTTGGGATGCTCTGATCCGCGCTTGTGGTTGCAGCGTGGCCACTGTTGCCGATACCTCGGTGACCTACTCGCCTCGTTCCGAGTCCTTTGAGTCTGCGACTCTTTACTATTTCACTGATGGCGTGCGCCACAAGGTGACCGGCGCCCGCGGCACGTTCTCGATTGCCGCTGAGGTTGGCCAGATTCCCACTTTGAATTTCTCCATGGTGGGCATCTACAACGCACCTGACGACAGCGCCAACCCGACGCCGACCTATCAGAACCAGGCCAAGCCGGTGCTGTTCAAGAACGGCAATACCACCAGCCAACAGCTGTTCAGCTTTGCCGGTGCCGTGCAATCGTTTGGGTTTGACCTGAACGCAGCCACCACCTACCGCGAGCTGGTGGGCGGCACCAGAGAGGTGCTTTACACCGATCGCAAACCTTCCGGCAGCATTGTGCTGGAAGCTGAGTTGATGGCTACCCACAACTTCTTCACTGATATCACCGGCACGGCAACTGGAAACAACACCTTCCAGCATGGCCAGACCGCTGGCAATATCGTCACTTTCAGCGCACCTCAGACTGACCTGACGGCAATCAGCTATAGCGATTCCGATGGAATCCAAATGCTGAATATCGATTACAACGCTGCCCCGTCTGATTCGGGCAATGATGAGTTCTCGATTGCGCTGACCTAGGCAACTGCTACGCTTGCGGCGATTAGCCACCTTTTATGGCATTCGTACTCAAGCAATCAGATACCTACAGCTGGCCTGTTGCATTTGACATCCCCGTTGACGGTGGCCGCCATCAGCGCGTCACCTTTGACGGGGTTTTTAAGCGCGTCAGCCAAAGCCGTATGCGTGAAATCGGCCAAATGATTCAGGAGGAACAGCTGACAGAGGCTGACCTTGTTTCTGAGATTTTGGTGGGTTGGTCTGGCATCACCGATGACGATGGCAAAGAGCTGCCGTTTAGTCAGAAGGCATTGGCGCAACTGCTTGACGTGCCGATGCTTGCTGGTGCTATTGCCACAACCTACTTAGAGAGCCATCAAGGGGCTAAGCGAAAAAACTGATCGAGGCCGCTGAGTATTGGGCCAAAGGCACCGAAGACACCTCGGAGCTGATGGCCGATGCCGCGGCCTTTGGTCTTGCGCTTCCGCAGCCAGACGGCCCAGATGATTTCGAGGTTTGGCAGGAAAACTGGCCAGCCGTTGAAATGTTTTTGCGCTGCCAGACTCAGTGGCGCGTTTCAATGAACGGCCTGTTGGGCTTTGACTATGGCGCGCTTGCGTGGCTCTTTAGACTGTATGAAGTAGAAGACCCCCGTTCACTTCTGGAGGATCTGCAGGTGATGGAAGGGGCGGTTATGCAGATTCTGAATAAGGAGTCCAAGTAATGGCGACCACCTTTGGGTTGCTGATCAACGCCAACGTCAAGGGCGAGAACAATATCAAGCGCCTTGGCAACTCCATGCAGGGAGTGCAGGGCAAGGTCAAAAACCTCAAGATGGCCGTTGGCGGCCTGAATACTGCATTCAAAGCCCTAGGCGCTGCGCTTGCTGTTGGCGCGTTTGCCAACCTTGCCAAGCAGACGATTGATCAGGCTGATGCCTTTGGCAAGCTCAGCACTAGGACCGGCATTGCAGCCAACTCACTGCAGGCTTTTGTCAATGCAGGCAAGCTGGCGGATGTTTCACAGGCGCAGCTTGAAACGGGCTTAAAGAGTTTTGCCCGGACTTCTTATGAAGCTTCGCAAGGCGTTGCAACCTATGCCGATGCCTATGCAGCACTTGGCGTAGGAGTAAAAAAAGCAGATGGGAGCCTTAAGGCTTCTGACGATCTGCTGAAAGAGATTGCAGACAAGTTTAAGGATCTGCCGAATGGCCCGGAAAAGGCAGCCATTGCCATGCGGCTATTTGGCAAATCAGGCGCCGATATGATCACGCTGCTTAATGGCGGCAGTGAGGCGTTAGAGAAATTTAATTATGAGATCAGCGAGAATTTCTCCCAAAATGCTGAATATTTCAACGATCAGCTAACCATCCTGCAGATTCAGTTTGATGGCTTTAGAAAGCAGTTACTAGATGCGTTACTGCCTGCGCTGAACGCAATTATTGAAGTTTTCTCGGAGATGTTTGCCACCGAGAACGATTGGACCGCGTTATTTAAGGTCATCGAATACGGCATCCGTGGAACGGCCATTGTCATCAAGAGCCTGATTGATTTGGTCGATGAGCTGGTTCGTGGCCTTGTAACCAGTTTCAGAGTGATCGGCAAGGTTCTTAAAGGTGACTTTGGCGGCGCAATGGCTGAAGTTGGCAACGCTTACAAAGGAGCGTTTGATAGGGCCAAGAAAAATAAGGCGCAATATGACCGGCTGCTATACGGAACTTCAGAGCGAGGCACTGACTACGGCGGTGGCGGCAGAGGGTTGTTCACGCCAATGGCTACAGCGCCTGGCGCAGCTGGTAGAACTGCAGCGGTCAAGAA